CTCGTTTCTGATATGCAAGATCACGAACAGTAACCTTACCGTTTTCGTCAGTACGAACGTGAGGGTAATCATTGGTGAAAGCATAAACCTCAAAAGGAATAGAAACTTTCTTACAAAACCACATCAAATTATAAAGTTGCTTGATAGTGTCAAGCATTACGTCACACATTGAACCAGACCAGTCAAGAACAAATACAAGACCATGATTCTTACCATCAGCAAGAGTTGTAACCTTCTTGAAGAGATCTTCGTTGTATTTGTAGGTATGAAGTTTGGAGCAATCAAGAACACCTGTACGGGCAGTAGTAGCACGTGCATAAGAGTCTGCTGCTTTCTTACACTCAAACTCCTTGACCAGATAGTTTACTTCTTTTTGAGAAGACTTCTTGAATTTTTGATATTCACTATCAGGGTATTCAAAAATGTGATCTTTAGTAGATTCGTTAATCTCAGCCCACTCATTCCAAGTATCATCACAACTCTGATGAATCAGTGAATTGCTGACAATAATATCTTGAAGATTAAGTTTGGGCAACTCTACATAGTTGTTTTCATTTCCACTATGACCAATAAGATCTTTCAGAGACTCCTCAAGATTTCCCATGGTCTTAACATCTAGATCATCAAACTGTTCCTCAGGAGTATCAGAACTGTTTTCAGATTCATTTGCCTCTTGATCTTCATTTTCCATCTCACGACGATCTGCTTCATCAAGCATTTCTTCATGAGTCATCTGCTCATCTTCACCACCTTCACCAGACTGATTGTTCTGAGTCTGTAGATCATCGGTTTTAGTTTTAGATTCTTGCTGTTCTTTACAGAAATTATAAAGTTGTTCAGCAACGTTTAGAACATCATCAAAAGTCTCAGTTTCAGAGATCTTTTGAATTAGAACCTTTTCATCATTAGCAAAATCAATATCAACAAAACTACCAATCTTGAAATACAGATTAGCTTTGTCCGCAAGATTCATCGTATTGACATTTTCATTTTCAATACAGAAAAAGTCTTGATCTGCAAGTTCTTGATACCCACGATAAAAGGTTTTGTGAATACCAGCATATCGACGTTTCATCATTTTCTCAATGCGAACATCTTCAACGATGTTTACAAACTGAGGTGGAATTTTATGAGTCACCAACCAGTTTTCATCTGGGGTATACAGAGCATGACCAACTTCATGACCGACAAGCATATTCAAAACATCGTTGCTTGCCTTCTCCCACATTGGTAGGGTCAGCACACGGGTATGAACATTGAAACAAGCAGTCTCCACAAATTTGTGCTCTACTACAAGATCTTCAGTGGCAAGCAGTTTGGCAAGTTGAGACTTGATTTCGTGGGAGACCGTCATTGCTTTGTTGCGTATGAACGTATCATAAAACAAAACCCCCCATTTCTGGGAGGTCATGTTCCAGTTTTTAAACTGGTCAGGATACCATTCTAGAGAATCCTTTTACTTTTTCAAATCTTAGTACACTATCAAATTTGTCATGAAGTTCAGATTTGTGTGAAATGACAAAAATGTTAGCATCTTTGATTACGTATCTAATAATTTTTAGGAACTCATCTGTTCCAAATCCGTCAAGAGAGGAGTCAAAAACTTCATCCATAATCAGCAAGTTGGTGTTTACTGAATTTTTGACTCTGGCAACTTCCCTCCAGGTGAACAGTAATGCCAGGTCGATTCTCATCTTTTCACCTTCACTAAATGAACTGTAAGAAAAGTCTTCATGAATAGGTGATTTTACAGTTTCACTGAATTCTTCATCAAGATTAAAATTGATGTAAAAATCCATCATCTGAAGATAACGATTAACTTGCTGATTGATGAATGGAAGATACTTTCTTATGATCTTCGTTTTAACTCCGTCGTCTTTTAGTAGTGAGTATGCAAAATCGTAATGTACGATTTCTTGTTTTTGTTTTGATAAGTCTTCAATTGTCTTTTGGAGATTAGATCGGAACTCTTCTAGTTTCTCATGTTCAGAATTTCTGTTCTGTAAGTTACTGGTAATAGTTTGAATTTCATGTTCGATGTCTCGTATCTGCCGTTGATTGAGAGATATTCGAGTATTGTTTTGAGAAATGCCATGCGTTAAATTTGTAATCTCCTGGGATAGGGCATTAAATTGACGCTCTCTTTCTTGTTCAAACTTAATTGCAGATTCAAGTTCATCGAATCCTTTTTTGAGTTCCTTTGCGGTATCTTGAGCATCACTAATTCTATTTAAGCGAAACTCTTCTTCTATATCTTGCTGACAGGTAGGGCATACCGTATTTTCAGTGAAGAACTTATGCTCTTTAGTAATATTGGCAACTTTATTAGAGATCTTGCCCTTAAGATTGTTTAGTTTCGATAACTTTTGTCTAGCACCAGTTACCTCTTCTTGTTCTTTAGTAAACTTTTGTACTTGTGCATCAAGTTTTGTATTCTCATCAATATATCCATCAACCTCTTTCATAAGTTTTGTAATCTTAGTATTATTAGAATCAATATTCTGCTTACCACGATTCTCTAACTCATCGATAAAGTTTTGTTGCATTTTAATCTTATCTTTGACATTAGATCTTTTCAAATCCAAAGACTTTACTTTATCTTTTTTCTCTCTCATCTTATCTTTGATGAGATTACTCATTGCAGAAAAGATGCGAATATCTAGAAGATCTTCAATCACTTCACGACGATTTGCAGTGGTTAGCTGCATGAAAGGCACAAAGGTACTACTACCAAGAATCACAATCTGAGTGAATGACTTGTAGTTTACCTTGAGAATATTCTCTTCTAGAATCTTTTGATTTGAACGGTCATCTGCTTCTTTGTGCAAAGGATTGCCGTTCACCTCAATATCAAAAATATTTGGTTTTATTCCCCTTCTAACAAGATATTCTTTTGCATTAACAGAAAACTCAATCTCAACAACACAATCTCTTTCATTGGTTGTATTGATAAGTTGAGGTTTGTTGATCTTACGAAATGGTTTATTGAACAAAACAAACGTAAGTGCGTCAAGCAAAGTTGATTTACCAGCACCATTAGTACCAATAATTAAGTTTGTATTATTTTTTTCAAAGTCAATTTCAGTGAACTGATTCCCAGAGGAGAGAAAGTTTTTATATCGAATCTTATGAAAGAGAAGCATTATTTTGGTGGTACTACTATATCGTTTGCAGTGATTACAGCATACTTGTAATTATACATCTTACATGTCTTTATGGCAAGTTCATCATCAACTTCTACAATATCCATTAATGCACCATCTTGCTCTTCCAACTGCATCGAATATCTAGTTGCATCATCTTCTTCCTCAAAGAGAAATAAAACTTTTTGCCCATTATCGTTTTGAACTGCATAAGCACCTTCGTCTTTGCTGTCTCTTAATGTTAGAAGATACATTACTCTACCTCACATGCTTGCCTATAGAGATCTTGAAAGATACCTTTGATGATATTTTTATCTAATTCAAATTCAGACTCATCAATATATCTATTAAGAATAGACATTGTATTTTCTTCTTCTTCGATTTCAAAATCTTCACTTTCTTGAATATCAAAGTTCTCTACAATTTTTAGATCTTGTATTCCAGCAGAGTAAAGTTTATCAATGAACTTCTCAAAAGATTTTGGTTTTGATTTTTTACGAACAACAACCTTTACAATTTTACTCTCATATTTTGAGAAATCAAAAGTTTGATATGGAGTATCTTCATAGTAAATGTTATGATAAAGTTTGTATGGATTATTAATTGGTGTATGCTCTAGAGTTTCGGTATCAAAAATATGAAACCCTCTAGTATCATTCACATCAGTCCAATACATTTCATAAGGATTACCTAGGTAGAAGATTCGTCCGTCATCCGATCTAGTGTGATAGTGTCCAGAGTAGACTTTGGTGAACTTCTCAAATAGTTTGCTCTCAGTACCATGCTCCATGATGAGCGATCGATTAACTCGAAATCCTCGCAACTCCAAGTGCCCCATCGAGACCCTGCAAGAAGTCTCTTTAATACGGTTGATAGATAGCGTCTCATTTCCTTGATTGATCCACGGCAATAAAAGAATATCTAATCCACCAATGTTTACTTCTGTAGGTTCACTATAAGTCTTAATATTAGAATAAGTCTGTAGAAGAAGTTCAGGTGAATTTACTTCATTTGTATTCTTATAATATGTATCATGATTACCAATAATCATATGCACATCGTAATCTTTGAGATTATCAAAGACCACTCTCTTAGACCACTCAAGACTCTGATAATCAATCGACTTGCGACTATCAAAAGCATCACCCATATGAATTACTGCTTCAACACCATGCTCTTTCAAAGAAGGGAAGAAGACATTTTTGTAAAAGAGTTCAAAATAATCATGAAGATGCTTTGAACCTTTTTTTGCACCATAATGAGTATCTGTAATGATAGCAACTTTCATCGGTTACGATATTGAATATTATCTTTAATAGTATTATAGTCTGAACTATTACCAGAAAGCAAGCTATCATCAACCATCATAACCTCGTCAAAACCAGTACGTTCGATGATTTTTGATTTAATGTCTAGTTGCTTCTTCTCCTTCTGAATGCGTCTCAGAAAGGCATAATGAATGATTTGAGTAAAGTATGCAAAAGGGTTCTTAGACTTCTCTGGATCGAAATTATGAATATACTGAACACAGTTTTCAATGCCGTCAGAGATCATATCTTCTCTGAACATATAATTGACAAAGTTTGGTTTATAAGAAAGATGGGTTGCAATCTTAAGAAAACATTCACCAATGTAATTCGTGATCCGTGGTTTCGGCAAACCTTGATCCTTTGCTTCTTGAACTTTAGTGCGATAAACAATCAGTGCTTCTAAAAATTCTTTGTTGTTTACATAGTGTTCTGTCTTCTTTCTAGGCATGACATCAGTCTCATATACTCTATTGATAAACTTATTATAACATACTTTCGAAGCTTGACAACATAGTGAATTATAAGTAGAATACCTTTGTTAGGGTTAAAGAGAGAGGCTAGCTTTCTTTAGTATCTTTAAGTTTATACAGTTTTTCTAGCATATTTCTTGCTTGTTCTACTGAAGTTACATATCCCATGTTACTAGATGGTTTTACTCTTCCAGTAGAAGATTCTATTTTTTCATCTTCAAGGTCTTCTTCAACGTAAGTATTGAAGATGCTTATCAATCTTTCATCTTTAGTTTCTGTCATAGTAAGAATTTTATCAGGTTTTATAATAAAGAATTCATCATCTGACATTTCCATCCATGGTTTAATCTTTATTTGCATACCATAATGATTATGCACTATTTTCATAGTAACTGGGTTCTGAAGTAGAAGCACTGGTTCTCCATCATTATCATCAACACATACCAATGATAAAAGTTCTTCTCCAGATATTAGTTTTATAATTGCGTGGAATTCTTCGCCCATATTAGTTTTTTAATGGAATGTTTACAATATCGTAATTGAAATTTTCTTCGTTATAAACTTTTATTCTTTCAATTAAATGATTAAGTGTATAATTTTTCCTGGATTTGTAGGATATATCGTCAGCGATATCATACAAAGTTGCCTTTGTTTTGTTATTGCCTTTTCTGAGAACTCTGCCGATACTTTGCAGGTTACGTATTCTGGACTTAGAAGGAGAAGCAAAAATAACATTATGCAGGTTTTTAATGTTGATACCTGTACTAAACGTTCCGTATGAAGCAACAATAATTGCGTTGTTTTCTTGCTCTGTAATCTGTCTTACTTTTTCTCGGTCTTCTGTTGCCACTCCTCCGTGAACGAAGAAAACATGACGATCATCCACCCTACCGTTATTTATCAAATCAAAAAGTGGTTGACCATGTCCCTCTACCCTTGCAAAAAGAATAAGAGTGTTACCTCTAAGATCTAATGCTAGATTTCTAATAAATTTATTGCGTCTATCGTGATTGATAATATATTGAACTTCATCTTCAAACGTCTCAAACTTAT